GCTTTTGCTTCCTGAATAACCGGGTCAACAATGCTTTTGTATTCTTTAGTAATTCCGCGCCGCAATGATGGTTCAAGTTTGTTCAAGTTCTTTAACGCGTCTTTTAACCCGACAATTTCAATGTTCGTTTGAACGGTCATTGTTGGGCCTTTCTTTGCTTGTTAAGAACATCAATTGCGGTGTTCAAATCTTGAATTGTAAAACTTATGTCCGGGGGCCAATAGCCGGTTTCGATCAGGATTTCTGCCAATGATCGGCTTATTGATCCCCGTTGGTGGGGTTTGCGTTATCGCTATCAACAACTTCTAGTTTTACAAGCTTCTTCAAAAAATCGTCTAGTTGTAACGGCGGTGAATAACCACCGGTTTTTGCCGCTTCGTGTGCTAGGTAACCCAATTGTTCAATCGAAATACCGTTGGCGAGATCGGAAGCTTTAACCTTGAATTTTCGTTCTAGTTGGACTATGTGAAACAAGTTGGTTTCAACGACATAATCGTTTTCGCCGGTGTTGACGTTTATTGATAATTTCATTTTTTCCTTTGCACGGTTAAGGGATTAGATCAGGGGCTAGTAACGTCGCGCGCCCATGTTCCATTTGTGAACGACAATGAAGCAACGGCCAATTCGCCCACGGTTGACATGATCGCCGGGTTGTTTTCAAGGGTGGCATTTGTGATAGTGAATTCGGGGTTCGAAGCCGATTCGGTGGTTCCCGAAGGTGAAACAACGATTATGCAACTTCCGGCCGTTTGGATTGCGGCAAGAAGTGTTTCAACTTCGGAAGCGCCGTATGAAAGAAACAAATCCATGTTGACGGCTACGGTTTGCAAACCCTGAACCGCGCGGTGCCCGGTGTCGCCAAATGCGGTTGATTCTAGATAATCGTAGCCAACCATCACTTCGCACTTTGTGCATTGGTCGGAAACGTCAACGGCGCTGCCGCCGGTTGGTGTGATGTTAATTGTTGCATTGCCTAGAAAAGTGGTGGTTGCCATTTCTTGTCTTTCTCTTAGCGCCGTTGGGTTGCTACGGCTACGGTTAAATCATAGGAAGGTATTTCTTGCCCACCAATGTTTGTCAAGCTTGGGCGGCCTTCCAAAACATCAATGGTTGGGGTGTCGATAATTGTGTCGCATGTTGTGTATAGGTAATCCACGGCGTCTTGGTTGCCGGGTGGTGCCGCCAATACGCGCAATGTGAACGTTACTTTCGCAACGTTGTAAGTGAAGGAAGTAAATGATGGGGGTTCAATTAATACCGTCATTGGTCTCGCATTGCGCGAATCGGTTACGGTCACAATTCCTAGCGCCGCTAAACGCGAAGCAAGGGCGGCTTGTGATTCTGCTAGAAACCCGGTGGCCGCCATTAGGCAACCTGACTACGGTTAACGCCTAGCAACCGCATGATTTCGCCCATTGATCCAATCGGCGCCCCGGTGCCCATTGATTCAAAGGATTGAAAAGAATCGACACTTCCGCGTTGCCTGTAAAGGCTTGCCGCATACATTGTTAATGCGAGAGTGGCGGCGCTGTTTGGTGAATTCGTAAGCCCGTCATGGTATCCGGCCTCGACGCGCTTACGGAATCCCCAACTGTTACTTGCCGCCGTGCAAGCAGTAACAAAGGTCGTGTCATTTGCGGTAGCTGTGGAAATTCCCAAAAAGTCAAGCACGTTTTGGTTTGTGATCCATGTGCAAGTTTGGGTGTGCGTGACTGTGCCGGTTGCGGCTTGTCGTTCCGAATCTGTCCCGATTTGGTTCACTAATAGTTGGTTCAAAATGATTACGTCGTAATCAAAAAGATAGTCACCGTATTCGTCAACGCCTTCGAACAAGTATTGGGGAACGTCATAAACAACATAGGTGCCGTTAAAGGCCGCGTTGCCGGTGACTGTTATTGATTGACCAATTGAAACTTCGGTTGGTTCAAGGGTTTGCAAAATAGCCACGTTATCTTTGCGTTGCGTGTGCGTAAGTGTGAACGCGGCCATTTTGCAATTTCCCTTTCGTTAGCTAGGTCTAGTTAAATAAATGCGGCTTTGACAAACTTGGTGTTGTCAATCATCAGGGCCGCGAACTGCCCCCAGAACGCCACGGTGCGTGACAAGGTAGAGGGTGAATCGATGGAAATTGCCCCTTTTTGCATTTCATACAGTTCGTAACCTGACGCGTCACCAATAATCAAAGTGTCTGCCGGGAAGTTACGGTCAACGACAACTTGCAAGCCGAACGCCACGCCGTTTACCTGTCCCGGTGCAAGGTTACCAAATGCGTTCATTGGCCCGATCTGTGGGAACAATGGTCGATCCGCTGTGTCGGAAAGTTGCAAAAGCGCACCCCACCATTCGGGGTTTACAAACAAGTGTGTTGGCAAGTTGCCGTTACTTGACGAAAGGATTGTTTGGGCGGCGCCGGCAATCCAACCCACCCAATAGGAAGGATCGGTTGATGAAGCACCGGCAAAGTTACGGGTGACGGAAGCACCGGCGGCTAGTTGATCGGCCGCGTAGTTGTCGGTTGCGTTGGCGTAAATTTTTGCCATGTCGTCTAACACGACTTGCAAAATTTCTGGTTGGCTTACGTCGATGTCGAATTCTGAAATGTTTACGTAGCCACCAAAAAGTTGTTTGGTTACTTGGTTACTTGAAACAACAAGTGTTCCGGCGGTTGGTGACTGTTCGCCGATACTTGCGCCAATTGAAGTGTGGGTTGTTACTTCGGGGCGAATGAATACTTTTCCGCCTTGTGGTAATCCGCGAACGCCCACGGCGTCAATGACCGGCCTACGGCCTTGAAAATTGTTATACACGGGGGCGACAACGCTAATCGGAAGGGTTCCGGGGTTGTCCGTGGTTGTGATATCAGGCGCGGCGGCGCGAATGTTTGCGCTCATTGCCTGCCATTGATCGCCGCCACAAAGAAGGGCAGAAATGTATTCGGCGGCTGTTGGAAGCTTGAATTCGCGTTTTGCTGTTGCAAAAATTGGGGTTGGTGTAGTTGCCTCGACAACTTCGGGTGATTCACTCATTGGAATTTCCTTTTCTTCTGTGGGTGGTGTTGGGGTTGGGGTGGATTCTTTTTCTTCTTGTTCATTGGGTGTTTCGACCCAAACGCCTTCTTTTGTACGTTGGGCCGTGGCCGCTACGTCGTATATTCGGGCGTCGGAAAATGCCCCGGCGGTTACAAGACTGATTTCAACAAAATCGGCTTTTGAAACAACCATTGTTCCGTTTTTGTCATATTTGAATTGCGTTGGAATGGCGCCAACGGAAACCGCGTCAATAGCGCCCATACTTAAAAGGGCCATTGCGTCATTTGCGCGCGTGTTGTTTTCGGCAAGCTTCGCGGTAAACATCATTCCTTCTTCGGTTGAAACGCGTTCGGTAACTAAACCGATCGGCAACCCGGCGTGTTCTTCAAGAAGTTTTGGCGCCGGCCCTGTTTCCGAAAGTGAACCGGGAAGAAACCTGACAACCTGACCACCTAAAACCGTGGCGTCAACATTCCACGGAACGGCCAAACCGGTTATTGAACGCTTAGGTGCTTCGGCGTTATCGGCCGCGGCGTCAATGGAAACAAACGTTGCTTTTAAGTGGATCATTCGACTTCTTCCAATTGATCGGGCGCTTCGCGTGGCGCGTTGGGGGTGGGCGGTTCAACCATGACTTCGGGCATGATCGAAGAATCCGAAAGGTAACTTTCTAAATCGAATTTGACATGGCGGCCGCGCGGCAAAATTTGGTTCATTGAAAGTGTTTCTTGAATGCAATCAATGAATGGTTTAGCGCCGAACAAATAGAGATCTTGCCGGGCTTGTTGCGCGTTGTTGTAGGTCATGCCGGTTGTTCCAATTCCGACCATATATGGCGGAATGTTGGCGGCGCGTGCAAGTTCAAGGGCGCTGTATTCGCGCGCCTCGACTAGTTGAAGCTTGGAAGGATCACTAGAAAATTCGTGCCATTCGACAAATTCGTTCAACGCGCCAATACTGTTTTGGCGTCGGGCGTTAGCCCACGCGCCGGCAAGTTCGCCTAAATCTTCGGCGCTCATGGGTTCGCCGCCTTTTTGTTGAAGGTAGCCGGCGGCAATTTCTGTTGATGCGAATCGTTCCGCGGCCTGATCCAACCGAATTGCAATGGTTGTAGCGCGCGCGCCCTGATACAAGAAGCCGGGTATTGGTGACAAGAATTGAACAACGTTTGTTGAATCCATTGGCATACCATTAAACGAAATTTGTTCGGAAGGGCCGAACCATTGCGGGCCCGATTGGTCTAATGTCGTAATATTTCCGGCCGGGATCCACGTAAACGTGGCCGGAAAACCGTTTGAATAGCGCGAAGTTATCGCCCAAAACGCGCGGCCCCAATAGAAAAGATCTCGAAAGGTATTGGCCATGATGAAGTTACGGGTAACGCGTGGGTCGGGTTGCGAACACCATGATTCACCGGGAAGATAAATTTCTTCGTATTCTTCGCCTGTCCATTGAAGGGTGTATTGCTGTAAATCTAAGCACCCAATCATTGACGCCATAAGATCGACGGCACGGTTGACGGTTGGGATTGATTGGGCGCGTTCCTCTAATCCCCCGACGGAATATGTGAGGAACTGCCCAACCTGTGAAGAACCGGCCGCGGCCTGAACTTCACTAACGTTAACCGCCGGTGCGGTGACCTTTTTGGAAAAGATAGCCATTTGAAACCATCATTGCATTTGCAACAACAAAACACAATGGCAGAAAATAAATATATGGGTTGATTACCCACCCGTTGCCATAGCCGGTTTGTTTTTCCATTTGGGGCGTGACGCCAACGCGGCCGCCCAAATAGTGCAACGCGCCAACGTGATTGGCCCGGGGCTTTTTTGTGATGAGAGAACAAAACCTTGTTGGGTTCGAACGCCAACGGCGCGGTTCATATGTTCGGCAAGCATTTGTTCCCCGGTATGAACTAGCCGGCCTTCATTCATCATTGAACGAATAACCGCGGTGTGGGTCAATAGTTCTTTGTCACCAACCGTTACTTTTTTGCGGTATTCCATAGGGGCCATGTCATGCAATGCCGGCGTCAATGCCAATGTTTCAAGGGTTGGATAAAGTTTTTCTATCTCTTGCCACATTTCGGCCAACGTGTCCACCACAAACGCAATGGTCACCCCAACTTTGCCGTCGGGCATAAGAACCGCGCGCGTTCCGCAATACTGCTGTTCGTCAATTGACGAATCACACGCGAGAATTCCCCCGTCGGGAATTTCCGCAATTCGAAGCTTGTCAAACAAACCGGGTGAAATCCATGATTGGCTAGAGGAAATCCATAGGTTCAAAAATGCGCGGTAGAAGGCGCCCCGGTCGGGTGTTTGTGAATCGGCTATGAGATCTTGAAATTTGATTGTGTGCCCCAACGCCGGGTTGGCCATGTGCCACGTTGCCGGATCATTTTCCCCACCGGGCGGCGGTGACCATTCCGCAAAGTACAACTTGCCGGGGGTGTTGGTGTCGATAGCGCGCAAACCCTGTTCACGAAGTTTTAGCATTGCTTTTGAATCTTCCGACCCTGCCGTTGACCATGCCGAAAACAACGGTGATTTTTGGGCGCGTTGGGCAGGGATCAAACCGTTAAAGATGACGTCATTTGATATGTCCCATATTTCGTCGGCGATAACTAGGGAAGGTGAATAGCCGTGGCCGGCCGCTGGTGTCGCCGCCATCACCAACCATTTTGAACCGTCGGGCATTGTTAGTTCGGTTCTTTGAAATGACCATTTGACTTTTGCGTTGAACTTCTCTTTCAAGATTGGGGCCAACGCTTGGAAAGTAGCTGTTGCCAATGAAAGGTTGTGGGCTACCGAAATGACGGTTTGGGGTTTGCCGCGCCGTGTTGCTTCGACTGTCAAGAACCAACCAATTAAGGCTTGAACACATACGGTTTT